CCAGTTCCAGTTCCAGTTCCAGTTGCTCTGCCCACATTACTAAATGTGTTTGCTTGATTTACATCTGTACCACCACTTGTAGTAACAGATTGATTTAATGATTGATTAATAGGTGATTGTTCAGTTCCGGCACCTGAAAGTTGTGTTGCTTTTTGTTCAGTTGCTGTTACAGGTTGGTTACCTTGGAAAGTTTGTCCACCGCCAAATGTTTGATAACTTGGAAACACTGTACCAGCAATCTTTTCAAATGTGTTTCCTCCTGGTGCAAAACTTGATCCTAAGGTTTGTCCTGTGCTTTTAAAAGCTAAATCCATACCTCTTGGACCAAATATACCTTGTGCTAATGGATTGTTTGCTCCACTAGAAAATAAATTACTTGCTGCGTCAAAAGGAGCTAATGCGCCTTGTTTTACTCCAGAGAAAAACCCACTTAAACCAGAACCAGCAGGAGCATTTATAAGACTTTTTACACCACTACCTAATGCTGACGCGCCATACGATAAAGCCGCGCTTTTTAGAGCATCACCCCACGATCCACCTGTAGCTTTAGAATATAAAGCGGAAGCAACGGGGCCACCAATTCCTGGTGCTATCATGTTACCTATTATAGGAACAACAATTGGTGCTATCTTTTTTACAACTCTTTTAATAGCTCTAAATATTTTTTTAAAGAAAAACTCTGGTTGCCCTGTTAAAGGGTTAATAGAATTTAAAGAATTTCCTACAACATAACGATTAGGGTTTTTAATACCCATTAAACGCATTTGTTGGAATAATTGATTTTTTAATTCAGGATTAGCTTCTAATATTTCGGCAGGAACTACGGTTTCTCCGTGAGCAGCGTGAACCATATATTCATCGCCGTACCGTCCTAAAGTTCCTAACCCACTGGCAAGAGCTTGAATAGATGGCTCTCCTTGGTATTTAGGTGTTTGAGTCTGCATTTATGATACCTCCAAAACACTTGCGAAAACATTTATAACGTTTCCGGTTGCACAATTTACTAGAAGCGTATCACTTTCCTCTAACACAAAAGGACCTGTGAGGGACGAGGTTGCCGAAGCAGCTAATGTTTGTGTATCTATAATAGCTGTCTTCGAAGCCGAAGTATCTGTTATTTTTCTCAAAACAACAACACTCCCACTATGACTATTATACACATTTATAACTTTTACAATAGCCTGAGTTGCTGTTGGGCATGTATATATTATGGTATCTGACGTGCCAGAAGGTATTGTAACGATATTTTTAAACGCATTTGCCATTTTATTCCATAAACCAAACTACTGAACGGGAATCATCTTGTCCTTCTATAACTTCAGGCATTTCCTTAGAAGTTAAGGCCATTTCAATATCTCTTAATATTCTTTGCCACGCAATAGAGTCATAAGGCTCCGGTGCATCCGCAAAACTACTGTTTAATAATCGTGCCATTATACTTCCTTCTTTCCGTGTTTATAACGATCAGGTTTAATTTTTGTGCCACCTTTCATTATTGCTCCGTCCATAGGACATCCTGCCATACCGCCTTCGTTAAATGGAATACGTCCTTCAACGCCTACATAATTTTCTTTATTACTTCTACCACCAGTTACACTTAAATTTTCATTTTGAAAGGTTACTTCTGCTCCGGCTCCGCCAGTACCTTCTCTGTCCCAAGCTTTTAAGGAAACGCGTCCGTCGTCAGTAACATTTAGTTCTTGTTCTATTAAAATAGACGCATCGCCTTTTTGACTAAAAGGTTTTTTTATTTGTGCCCATGTAGAACCATCTTGCACGGTAGCTGTAACATCGCTTTCTGTCATGTTAAGATTTACTCCTGGAATTTGAAGATTTACTCCACCGTTCTTATAATCTCTTTTCCATTTCTTATAAACTTTAGGCTCATTAATCTTTAAATACGTTTCTTGTTTCTTTGATTTAAAAGGCATTAGCGTCTCCCATCTGGTCGTATGTCTAATCGTAAGTCACCTAGTGTCCATGCTACATCGGTTGTTGTGCTTTGTACACGAATAACTGCTTGACGTGAACGGGCTCGTACAAAGTTTTGATCTGTTGAAGATGTAACAGCATTAGTTGAATTTGTGGATAACGAACTTCCAGGAAAATTACGAGTTTTAACAACATAATCTACTGTAGCTCCTGTTCCTGTTAAATCTACGTCAGGGATAAGTCTGTTAATAAACATAAACTCATTGCCATCACCTAAATCAAAATCAGCAGATTGAATATAGGAATTCATTGCTTCTCCATCGGCATCTGTTCCGGTTTCTTGAATATAAATATATTCATTACCACCCGCAGATCCTGCTGCTCTTGGATTATCATGAATACTGTAATCTACCCAAGCAGTACGCACCATACTTCCTATATCCCAGGTGCCTTCTGTATAATTATATTTAGCGTAACGATCTATTTCTGTAGATCCTGAAGATACATAAAACCAAAACACTTCGTCAAACATACGATTAGAAGCTGCAAAAAACTTAAAGCTTTGATTAAGATTAATATCATCAAACACATAACGTAATACTGTGCACGGTATTATTTCTATTCGGCCTGTGTAAGCATAGAAGTTTTCTCTGTCCATCCAGAACACACGATCGCCTACAGTAGTAACCGCATTAGGACCTACTATAGATACATTACTTGCTAGTAATGTAAAACCAAATGTTAAAGGCGGTCCTACAAATCGCATAGCGTGTAAGTTTGCATCTGTCCAAATTAATATTTCTTGTCTGGTTTTTTGTGCCGATATAATTTCAGAACCAGAAGATATACGTTGTGCACCCGAGGTATTAGTAGCCGTTGGTGTCCAATCAAATGGTGCTTCTTGAGAAGACCATCGTACCAGTAATAAATCTTGATTAGTTTCGTTTTGAGCATTACAAGCAAAAGCTATTAAATGTCTGTCCGCACCGGAAACCATTATACGTCGTGTTATAGTAGGACAATCTGACGCACCAGATTGGGATGCTAAATCTGTAGCACGAGCAGTTAATCCTAATGTCTTATCCCAATAATAAGGTGTACCATCGTACACACTAAAAGCTAAATCTTCACCCCAATTGTCTTGTGACCACAATCTAATATTTTGACCTGTAGAGGCTGTCGTAGTTGCAGGACTTCCCCATCCTACAAAATCATTAGCTTCTTTTACAACTACACCACCGCTATGAGAAACATTACTTGTTCCTCTTGCACTTCTTACAACTCCTGCATCTAGTGTGTTTCCTGTCTTTCCAGTATATAAAATTAATTCATCTTCTATATTAATAAGACCTACAAAAGTAACCGTATCTCCACTTGTATGCCCTGCTATACTAGAACCATCAGAGTTTCTTGTTAAATCAGATAAAGTGTTAGAATTTTTTGTACCATAACGAATATACTCACTGTTTATTTTTATAGTGCCTTTATCAGGAAAACTTGTGGCACTTGTTAAAACAATTGAAGAACTAAAAACTGTAATATCGCCATTAAGTGTAGTAGAAGCTTCTTCAAAATCTGTAGCACTTGTTAAAGGAATAGAAGTAGCAGAATCAGAAATACCAGAGGCTAAAGTAGTAGCCGAATAACTAGAAACAACTCCGCCCCAAAACCCTGCTCCAAATCCTGTTCCTGACACCACAGTATTTAGACCGGTATTAATCTGATATTCCGCAGTAACAGAAGAACCACCACCATTTGTAGAACCACTACTTGCTGTTCCGCCTGTGTCTACTTTATAAGTGTTCGCATCTATAACCTGGGTAATTTGTTGTTCTTTATTTAAATCTGATGTTGTTAAACCATCAAAAGCTGTTGCTCCACTAAAAGTTACAAAATCATTAACCACCGCACCATGTCCGGCATCTGTAACTGTAATAATACCATTTCCTGCTGTACTTAAAAAAGGATTAGTTCCTAATGTTACGGTTTTACGAACAGGAGTAATATCATTATAACCACCACCTTGTTCTATATAAAATTTAAACTCAGTACCTAAACCCATAAATTGAGAGTTATCTAATGCTGCCCATACATGCAAAGAACGGCCTGTTCCTTGAAAAGCTGTACTGCTTAAACGAGACCATCCGCCCATTTTCTCTGGGCGACCTTTACGAAATCGAATAAGATCAGAATCATACCAACCGTTTTCACTACCATACGAAGTAGTTTCTCGATTAACGCCTGGCTTAAATACTATACGCGCTAAAGGCACTGTTAACTCCCTACATTAATTTTTCTAGGGCGACCTCTTTTGCGTTTAGGAGCCACCGTAGGAGCACACTGACATCGCGCTCCAAATACTTTTTCAAATAGCTTTTTAAACCAAGCCATTACTTATCTCCTATAACTTTTTACATTTGCATCTGTAGTCCAACGATTTACTCTTGCAACAACATCTACAACTTGCTTACCATCTACTTCTTTATAGGTATCAGTATGCAATGCAATAAAAGCGTTCATATCACTAGCACCATCAATAGCATCACATATTGCCTTATGGTCGGTTCTTATTGCTGCCATATATGTAACCACATCTGAAGGAATTGCCGTATCAGCAGTAACTTTGCGTTGTATTAACCAATCAAACCCTTGTAACAATCCATTAGCTTGTGTAGTTGCTTTGTTTTTTGCTAAAGTTTTTAATCCATAATTAATAGTTTTAGAACCATCTTCATTTAAAAGTTGATTGCCATCTTCATCTTTAGCATCTTCATCATCTAGTTTTCTATCGGCTGCTTTTGTTATTGTTTCAACTACTTTATTCCCATCAACAGCATAAGTAGGGTTATTAGAAATATAATATTTATTATTTAATTCTGCTGCTGCTGTAACAGGATATATTTTTATTGCTAATTTTTCAGAATCAGACATAGCATTTAATTCTGCTTTATCGTAATTCCTATTGTTTATGGTAATTCTCGAAGGAAACTCTCCATAAACATTTGTTACTTTATTTGAATCGTCTACTAATGCCCACATTATTCTTCTCCTTTGTTAATCACCGAGCTACTGCGTATTTAAATGGATTATGTGCCATTGCTAAGTATATATAAGTTCCACTAGAGTTCCAATTTTGTGAATTTCTTAATTTAAAACCATTGCTTAACAGGTCTACATAATCACTTGAACCACTTTCTTCTGCTCCATGATCATTAGCTAGTAATGATTTATCTGCTACATTATCTGGATCTCTAGCATTATCCATTATTCTCCAATTACCAAAACTTGAACTATCTTCTCTTTTACACATAATCCATGCAGGTCTGAATCCTGTATAAACAAATGAACCATCTGCATTACCATTGCCAACGTATGATCCTGATTTACAATAACCTTCTATATCTGCAAAACAATAAGCAAGATAAGTTCTACCACTATGATTTACATTATTAGCATCACCTAGATACACAAGACTGCTTGATGGAGTTGTGTCTGCCCATATAGTGGAATCTCCAAAAGCATTAGCGTTATCCATATAAGCATATTTTTCATTACCTGCACCTTTAGCATATACTGTCCAATTATTAGCACCATTACGTTGTTTAACCACAACAAAAGTTGGAGCAGCACTTAATCCATGTCCTATAGTTTTAGTTCCACCTGCACCACTATAAGTAGAAATAGAAAATGCACCACTAGGATCAACTTGTTGTGTTACACTTATTGAACCTGTAGAATTTGTGCTAGTTGTTCCCCCATTGGCACGCCACGACCACGAAGCATAAGTATTACTATTGCCATTAAAATTAGCATCATAAGAAGCCAATCCTCCTGCTAAAGAAAAACCATCACTATCAAATGATGTTAAGTTTGCACTTGTTACTTCAGAATCATCATTTTGAGAAAACATTATTTTATTTGTACCTCTGCTTGAATCTACTAATGGACCATTTGAAGCTGTGTTTCTTATTTTTATCCATGTAAGATCAGGTTGAAAACCAAGTCCAGTTATATTATTTGTACTACCATTACCTGTATATGTTTTAGCACCAAACAATTTCTGTGGATAATTGTCATCAGTTTCACTAGGATTTATTGCATCTGCTATTGGAAGGTTACCTGTACATATTGCTTTAGCAGAAGCACCATCATTATAATAAAAACTGCCATAGCCATTAACATCACTATTTCCACCACCTGAACCTGTACCAAAAGTACCTTCTTGTCCAAAATTAAACCAGAAACCATTACCAGTACTACTACCTCTATCAGACATAGGTGTATAATTAATGCCTGTACCAGTTAAATTAAATGCACTTCCTTGTGCAGCACCATTTTTATAAAACTGTATAGTATTAGTAGCAGACTCTAAATCTACTAACACACCTATTATATCATCTGTTG